AAATCGAATTTAGTAATAATAGCCGGGTAGAGTTTGTTAATAAATCTCATATTGATTTTATAGGCGAAAATATCGACCGAGATCCGGACCTCAATAAGTGGAAAGGGCTCGACGTTAACGTTATCGTCCTGGAGGAATTTAACGAGATCAGCGAGGTTACTTTCGATAAGGCGATCGAGCGGGCCGGGACCTGGATTATCCCAGGCGTTCCATTAAACAAACAACCGCCCGCCCTTATAATGTGCACTTGTAACCCGTCCCAAAACTGGGTAAAAAAGCGATTTTATAATAAATATATCGACGAGTCTCTTGATCCAGACTGGTTATATATCCCGGCAAAGATTACGGACAATCCTTATTACTCTAAGAATGAAAAGTTTATGGCGAACCTTAAAAAGCTCCCGCCTTTAGCTTATCAAATTTACGTTTTGGGAAAATGGGACGTATCAATAAAAGAGGGCGGCGAGTTCTATAAATACTTTGAGTTTGACGACGTCCTAAATAGCGAGGTTGGATATAACCCGGAGCTCGCTCTCCATTTTAGCGCCGATTTTAACGTTAACCCTTATATCACCGGTTTGGTTTTTCAAATAGAGGAGGAGGATAGGCCGGGCGGCGAGGAGCCTTTTTATAATATTAACGTGATCGACGAAATCGCTCTCGAGACCCCTAGAAATTCGAGCCAAGAGCTCGCAAAGGAGTTTTTAACCAGGTACCGACGGCACGAAAGCGGGGTTTTTTATTACGGGGATCCGGCGGGACTAGCTAGAGACACCAGGAGCGGCCCAGGGGTGAACGATTTTAGTATTATTAACCGAGAACTCGCTCCACTTCATGCGGTGCGGAGAGTCGACCAGGCGGCGCCGTCAGTCGTTGCGCGGGGGTCCTGGATTAACGAGATATTTAGAGTCCCGGAGGACCGAAATCTTAAAATAAATATTAATCCGGATTTGCACCTTTTTATTAATGACCTCGTCAAAGTCAAAGAGGCCGCCGACGGGACCAAACACAAAAAGAAAGTAAAGGATCCTAAGACCGGCGTCAGCTACGAGCCGTTTGGGCATTTAACCGACGCTTTCGATTACTTCCTTTGCCGAGCTTTTAAAGCTAATTTTAAGGGGTATATAAGAGGCCTTAAAGACCTCGGAGTTAAAGCGGGTAATTATACAGTTACCGAAAATTCTCGAATAGGTAGGGGCGAGGGCCAAACCAGGGGCGGCCGTTAATCCCGATCGTTTTCGATTGTAAAAGTAACCGGATCCTTTTCGATAAAGACCTTACTCGCGGTTATATCCCTATATAAAATTGTATAGACTTCGTTTACACTAATCCGGGCCTCGCTAAAGTTCTTAGACATCTCGATCCCGACGCGGTCGATATTCCCGGTAAGACCTTGATCGGCGTCAGTACCGGCGAGGCCCTCGTTACCGGTTACATCGGAAAGCATAAAACCGCCCTCCTTTTTTGTTATATCGGAATAAATCGCCGTTCGGATTGTCTCTAATTTAATAAGATCCTTACGGCTCCGGGTTTTTGGCATAGTATAAAACACTCTAGCGACTAACTGGATTTCCTGGACCCCGCCGCCTAAAGTCTTTATTTGTTCACCGCCCTCGGGGACGTCGAACTCTATTAAAACCGAGATCCTCGCCAATTCTTCCGGGTTATTATCGTCGAATAAATACGCTTTTTGACTCTCGCCGGCAATCGTTACCGCCTCGATTTTCTTTTTTAGGATATCGAATAAGTTATAAAATATCATCTTAGGGCTATTTTTAGTCTAATTTTTAACTTTGTAATAATTTTCTTTCTTAACCGAGTGCTATCGCCTATAAATTTACGTTTTGGGACCGGCTTAAGGCCTTCGTTATGAATCTGGGCTAAATTCCACTTCTTACGCTTTCCGACGCTATAACCGGCCTCTATTACGACCTTAGTCCCAGATATAAGTGAGGGCTCTATCGAGTCGCGTAATCGGCCTGACTTCACTAATAAACCCCTTTGGCCTCTTTGGGATCTCGGGCCGCTCCGGCTCTCTCGCTTTCGGTTTTTCCAGGGGGCGCCGTTCCAGGCCTCGGCCTCGAAGCTATCCTTAAAAAACTCGGTCGATTCCTTAGCGACGTCGCGAGGAAAGCGGCGGAATACCTTAGCGACCTTTCTATCCTTTAGCTTAAGGGGTTTAGTTAATGGCATTTAAACGATCGTTAGATTAATCTTATCCAGTTCGTCCGGGTCCTCGCTTACTACCAGGATCTTATCGCTCTCGATCGCTTTCTTTGCCATAGCTTCGACCTGGTCCGGATCTATTCCTTTAACCATAAGCATAAGGTCCAGGTCGACCCCGTTTTTATTCATGTATTTTCTAAGATAACTCATTTATAAAAGTCCTCCCCCGACTTAATAACTATTTTTGTAATGTCTGGATCTATTAAGCTCCAAAACTCTCTAAATTCCGGGACGAAATTAGCCTCGTTTACGTGCGCGAAATATTCCCAATCCCCCGCAAAACTATTCCAATACTGGATACTATGACCATGTCCTAGCTCTCCCTTAGTCGCCTGAGCGGCGATATTGGTAAACCCGGTCCAGGCGTTGCTAAAATCCTCCGTCGTCCATTTGTTTTTAATAGCGAAAGCTTTCGCGTTCTTAAACCAAGCCGGGCCGCTTTTGGATAGTTTTAGATCTGTATTCGATTCTATAAAATCCTTTAATAACGACGGCTTGGGCGTTTCGTAATAATCCCAAAACAAAGCCTCTTGTAATTTTCTAAACTCCCCGGCCGCCTTGCCGCCTTTCTTATAAGAGCTTTTGCCTACAAAGTCGGTAAAATCGAGGTCGTTCTTAGCTCTATTACGGACTATATTCTCGATCTTACTTATAGGCTCCCGAAAGCCTCCGGCCCTAGTGTATCCTATTTGATCGTCGAGGGCGTGGCCGTATTCGTGAAAAACTATTTTTTGGGGTAGTTTAAGCCGACCGTTACGATAAGGCGAGCCGATTCGGACGATCTTATCCCCTGGAGAGTAATAGCTATTACTCGGGGTCATTGTTGCGCTTACCGGCTTTTGAAATTTTGACCAAAAGGCGCCGGATCCTGGCGTCGTTACTTCTGGAAAATGTTTTCTTACATTGTTCGGGATATATTGGTCCCCGTCGACCTTTACCGCCTGATTAGATAAGCTTACCCGTTTATCCTTTAGAACCCCTTTAAAATAAGGGTGCTTATTTTTGCCTTTTGTTGGAAAAATCTCTCCCGACTTCCCGCCGTTTTGCTCGAATAGGGGCGAGTCCGGTAGGGGTAATTTATTTATCCTAGTAGCCGGCCCCGTCTCTCTTTGTATTATTCGGCACCGGCAATTAAACCCGTTCGGCGGGTAATTAGTATCCCAGAAAGTAGAGCCGACCGGCTTAATAATTCCATTCATTGCGCTATGTTCGTCCCGGACCCGACCGTCGCCGGTTGTTCGATACTCCAAAAAAGGAAAATCGCCCTTTTCGGCGGCGTATTTTACCCATTTACTCCCGTCCTGGGCGCTTTTTACCGCCGTCCTATATTCGGTTTTTAGCCAATTAACGTTATACTCTCGATTAAGGCTTAGCGCCATAGTCCGAAATTGATTAAAGGGGATTATAGACCCGTCCGGGCTTACTAATAGCGCCGCGATATCCTCGCCAAAAGAGTGAGCTTTAAAAACCGAGGTAAGATATAAATTCCGGCGAAAAGCATCCGAGACCCTAAAGTCGTCGGTACCAAAATTTACGGCTTTAAAGCTTTTTTGCGCCCCTTTCCATAGTAATAACCCGGTCCTTATAGATATAAATTCCTCCAGGGTTGAGCTATCAGCGCCGGCGTAAATATCATTTAAAGACTTTTCGACAAAGGCGGTTAATTCTCGACTTGCCTCGCCGAGTTCTGGAGCGTCGTTTGATAAAGGTCTAAAATACTCAGGGTCCGCGCTACTCCAGGAGAGAGAGAGAGCTTTTTTTCGTCCTCGGACCCCGGGCCGGTTTTCTTAGGGGGTTTTGTTTCGGTTGGCTCAGCTTCCTCCTCTTTATTTATCTTATATTCAAAATGGAGGCCTTTAAAAGAGGGGTATCCTTTTAGTAATAAGCGAGGAATTACCTTAAAATTTATGTCATAAATTAAGCTTCTTATATCGCTAAGGATATAATCGTCTAGAGTCCTTTCGTGAACCTCGGCGGATCCTACGAAAGCCTTTTCGTCAGTCGTCCCGGTTTGACCGAGCGCGATCTTAGAGAGTTGAGCGTCGGCTCTCGCGATCATTTTATCGTAAATATTATAAGGGTCGTTTTTTGCCGACTCTATTAGTTGTAATTCGTCCTCGATATCCAGGATCGTGTAAGCATTATTTCCGAAATTCTTAAGAAAACCCTCTTTTTTGTTGAGGTTTTCGATATCGGTAGTGTCGGTTCTTACTGCGATCGCCGGCATACCGAACTTTTCGGAGTGGCGGCTCCAGTCGCTAATAGAATATCTTTTATAAATTACCCACTTACCGGCAATCATTAAAAGCCCGAGATCGCGCGGTCCCTGGGATACTTCGATTAAGCTCTTTACTAGGGGGCCCTCGCGGTAGGGCATACCGGACCCCTCCCAATTAACGGAGTTTATATGTATAACCCCTTCGACCTGGTCCACATTATCCCGAGGGATAAGGAAAACGTCCTCGATCTCGCCGGTAGCCGAGAGATCCGGGAGCTCTATAACAGAAAACCCCCAAAATTTCGCCTCTAAACTAAACCGGACTAACTTATCAAACCAGGGTCTTTTTAGGAGGTTCGTCGCTTCCTTGTTTAGATTGTCGTTATCGTCGTACATACCAAAAGGCTCTGATAGTACTTTATTAACCCGGGTATTAACCAGGGCGGCGAGGTGAGCGTCCTTTAAAAACTCTTTGTAATGGTAATTTAAGGCTCTCCGGTCGGGGTTGTTCAGATCCTCGGCGAGTCTTACGTTATCGGTAAAGCTTTGTATCTCTAGATTACTTTCAAACTCGGTAATTTGTACAAGTTTCCCGGCCGTCCCTCCTTTGGGTTTTTTCTTAATCATATCCTCGGCGCTAATTACTGGGGCGGCGAGCTTTTTAGCTAACCAGGCCCCAGGCTTTAAAATATTAAATTTACTATCGTCCATCTTATTAAATTAGTGCGTTCGGGCCGGTTGAGATCCCCACCTGAAGCGGGTTATATTGTCGCCGGCGGCGTCGGTTAAAAGGTCCAGGTCTATATTAGTTTTAGCTCTACCCACATCCTCGAGCCATTTCATAACGTCGGCGTAATCTTGATTAATAACCTCGGGGATCGAATTATTACCGGTCCGGCGATAAAGATTATAGAGTACGATTTTTTTTAATTGGCTTAAAAAGAATTGGTTTCGCGCGGTTGTTGCTTTCTGGATCTCGGCGGCGACGTTGTACCGTTTGCCGATATAATTAACGACCATACTCACCGCCTCAATTTCTAAAGTGTCCAGGGTTGTATCGGTGCTGTCGAGGATCTCGTCTAAGTCCTCGGTCCTTATTAGGCTAATAAAGTCGGCTTTTGTGATATAAGAGCTCATAGTCTCGAAATTACAAAAGCTATAAGGAATAAATACAATCGCTCACGGGCTTTATTCCCTCTTTGCAGTAAGATAATTCTTTTTTCGAGTCTCTAGGCGGGTGAGATCCCGCCCGACGTTTTGAAGGTATCTAACTATTTTATCCCTATGCTTTACCGGGATCCCCTCGGTCTTATAATGCTTTAAGGTCCCCGGCGGGAGTTCGATATCGCGCTCCATTGCGGAGAGGTTTAAGATCGGCCTTAATTCATTTAAAGTATAGCTTAGCGGGTCGCTTTTCCATATTTTCGCCTTTATCCTGGATAAGTCTTGAATCGTGTTTAGATCTAAGATCCTGACGACGCGGATCCAGAATAAAAAAGGATAATCAACCTTATTAAAATCCCGTTTAAGCTTATAATAAGTCTCCCAGGTAGCCGACCAGGACCCGAGATATATAGATCCTAACCCGGGGCGGTTTTGCCAAGTGATCGAGGTTTTTTTAAAATCACATTCTATTAAAAACGCCTCCGCCTCGAGGTCTTTTTTACCGAGGTAGTCCCGGCCGATTAGGGCGATCGAATAACAAGGGAACCCTTTAGGGGTCCTTCTTAAATTCAAGTCTTTTGGGACCCTCTTTTTATCTAGTAGGAGGTATTCAAAATCGACCCTTGTCTTATCAATTTGCGCGTCGGTCATTTATTGGCTTTGTCTCTATAAAAATCCCGCTATCGCGAGGGGGTCGATCGACTTAGATCTAAAGCCTCTCTATTAGCCTTAGTAAGCTCGATAAATATTACCGGAGTGACATTTAACTCACACAGAGAAAGGCGCCGATTCATAAGTCCAATATAATAAGAATTTCTCTAAAACAGAATAGCCCCGGACTATCACCCCCGGGGCCATTACTAACTAAAATCAACTAACCAAATTATGAATTTTAAAGATAGTATATATTTTCATTACTCCGGGAGTCCTTCCATATAATCGGTAATAATCATTTTAAAAGCCTCCAGGCTCCGAGCTATTCGGCACCGGTACCCCTGAGCCTCCAGGCGGTCCATCTGCAAAACCTGGCGCGGATCCGTAACCCCGCCGACCGCTTTAAATTCTATATAAAGCCCGTATTTTTTAGACGCCGGGACGGCTAAAAAAGTGTCCGGAGTGCCTGGGGTGAGCCCGAGAGACACGTCTCTCGCAGCCTGGACAGGATTCTTTTTGCCGTCGTTCTTAATCATAAAAAAAAGCGAGCTTAAACGGGGATACCGTCGCCGAAACCATTTAACCGCCTCCGCCTGGATCCGGGCCTCGGTCATTTCTATCAAAATACTATTCATCTTTATCGTTTTCTCGTTTTATCCGCGCCTCGAGCTTTTCGGAAAATTTAGAGTAACCCCTATCTATTTCCTCGAGCTCTCTTATTTCTTTTGAGTCGGATATATATGCCTTTGTTATGCGCAATTAAGAAT